CGCGCGGTCGATGGCCGGCAACCTCACGGTGCAGCAGGTGGCGCGCTACGTGCGCGAGATCGTCGGCCTCACGGCGAAGCAGGAGCAGGCCGTCTACAGTTTCTATGAGCGAGCCATTGAGTCAGGCTACGCCGATGCCGACGCGCTGACTGAGGCGAACGCCTACGCCGAGAAGCTGCGCCGGTATCGCAGCGAGGTGATTGCGAGGACAGAGGTTTTGCACGCAGAAAATCGCGGACAAGAACTGCTCTGGGAACAGGCGAAGGCGGCGGGTGGGTTACGGGGGCTGGTGCGGATGTGGCTGGCGACGGCGGACGAGATTCGCGCAAAGTGTGAGATTTGCACGGCGATGGATCGCAAAACGACACCCATCGGGGAGCCGTGGCTCTACAAAGGCGAGGAGTTCGATTCGCCGCAGGACAGCCACCCCCAATGCCTACCCGGCAACATGCGCGTCATCGCGGACTCGGTGACGGGCGCGACGAAGCGGTGGTACTCGGGCGAGGTTGTCATCCTGCGCGTATCCGGCCGACACGAGTTGCGCGTCACCCCGAATCACCCGATACTCACGCCTCGCGGTTGGGTCGCGGCTGGTGCCTTGCACGAAGGCGACGAGGTCGTCTGCCATCGTCTCGGTCAATGGGAAGTTCGGGCTGACCATCACGATGTAGAGATGCCACCCATGATCGAGGATGTAGCGGGAACGTTCAGGGAATCGCCTGGCGTGTTCGCCACACAGATGCCAGTTACCGCCGTAGACTTCCACGGCGACGGAGCCGGTAGCGAGGTCGCAGTTGTATGGGCCGATGGCTACCTGCGGTCGCACCTCAAGATTCCTGAGTTTCAACCGCTCCGCAAGGTCGCGCTCGTAGGGGCTGACGTTGGCCGCGTTCCACCCGAGGCGCTCGCGGGTTGCGGCCACGCGTACCTTGGCGATGAACGACTTGGGCGTGCCGCGCACGGCCGCGTGCGCCGCAGCCGTCTGCCGCATTCGGGCAGCGTGTCCCATGCGGCTCCACTTCAGCAGTTCAGTCTCGGATTGCCCTCTGGGCGTGATGCCGAGCGCGGCGAGGCGATGCACGATGACAGAGCGGGACACCTTGAACCGGTGCGCCAAACTGAGGACGGATTCACCAGCATGGTAGCGATCGAGCAACCCAGCGATGGGGGGCCGCGCGTGGCGCACGACACGGTCATTCCTGACGGGAACGCCGAGGCGTTTGAGATGTGGATAGAGGAAGGCGTTGTTGACGCCGGCCTCACGCATGAGTGGGACCATCCACTCGCCTGCCACGTAACGATCAACAAGTTGCTGCACGTCGGTCGCGCTCAGTTTACGGGTCATGTCTATAACCTCGAAACATCACGGGGCTGGTACGTTGCGGAGTCCATTATAGCCCACAACTGTCGCTGTTCCGAAGGGCTGGTTCGAGCGACATGATCACCCGTGACGACTGCGCCACGTTCGGCTTCCCGGTGCTGGAGCGCACCTACACCATCGCCTCGGATGGGCTGCTACGCATCTCGCAGGTCTGCGCCCTGCTCAATATCGAGCGCCACACGGTCTACAAACTGATTGAGTGCGATGTCCTGCCGTCGATCCGCATCACCGAGCGCATCACCCGCGTCCCGGCGTCGGCGGTCGAGAAGCTGATGGCGCCGAGGTAGTCTCGTTACCCACCCTCTAGCGCGTACGCGCGTACGCGCCTACCCTCGGGAGCATGGCTACCAAGGGGAAGTCCGTCAAACGTCCCGCCTCTGCCAGCCAACCCATTCCCGAGACGGTCCATAAACACTACGTCTGCGACGAGACGAAGGCCGTCAACGACGCGGAACGCACGATCCGGTTCCGCATCTCGACAGACGCCGTGGACCGGGAGAAGGACATCGTTGATCCTCGCGGGTGGCACACCGACGAGTTCATGAAGAATCCCGTGGTGCTGTTCGGCCACGATTACAAGTCGCTGCCTGTCGCTCGCGCGCTGAGTCTGAGTGCGGACGAGCACGGCCTGTCGATGGTGGCGCAGTTCCCGCCAGCCGAGGTGTATCCCTTCGCGGACACCGTCTACCAGATGGTCAAGGCGGGGTTCCTCAACGCCACCAGCGTGGGCTTCAAGCCGATGCGGTGGGATCTGGAGCCCGAGCGCGGAGGCGTTCGCTACCACGAGCAAACGCTGCTGGAGGCGAGTATCGTCCCGATTCCTGCCAACCCACAAGCCTTGGTCGAAGCGCGGAGTCTCGGCATGGAGACGGACCAGCTTCGCACCTGGGCGGAGACGGTCTTGAAGATGCTCGATCCGTCTGAATCGATCATCGATTCGCCCGGAGAGTCCGTTGCTCCTGCTGTCGAGCCACCGGCACTGCCGACTCTTGTCCTTGAGACCAAGACAGGGCGCGTCCTCTCCGGGCGAAATGAGTCCGCGTTGCGAGACAGCTTAGCCGCGTTGAACGCCGCGATGACGCAGTTGCAAACCGTGCTGGCCCAGGCCGGGACAGGACAGGACGAGGACGAGGACGAGACGCCAGCGAAACCCGAGGACGAGCCGAAGGCCGCCGAGGCGTTGCAGCCCGTGATCACGATCACCGACGCTGCTGAGGTGACAGTCGAGAAGGAGATGGTGGTCTTCCGCTTGGTGGACGACCCCGACCCGCGTTTCGTCTTCGAGCCGGCGATGGTCAGCGAGGTCATCGCGCGGGGCTATGTGACCACCCTCGCTGCTGTCGTCGACGCCCGGGTGGGCGCGGCGCTCTCGGCCCTGCGTGGCCGGATTGACTAGGAGACATTCATGGACATGACCAAGACGGAACTGGCCACGTTCCTCCAGGAACAGACGGTGCCGCTCATCAAGCAGCACGTCGAGGGGAACGTCGCCAAGCTGATTGAGGACGCGATTGCGAAGCGCATCGAGACCCTCAAGCAGCCGGTGGGCGACCCGCTGGCGGCAGTCACGGCGAGTGTGAAGCCGATCGAGCGGGAGAAGGGCATGGCGTTCGCGCGTGTCCTGCGGGCGCTCGCGCGGGCGAAGTTCGAGGGCAATGGCGCCGACGCCGCCCCGAACTACCTGAAGGCGTGGGGCGACAGCGATCTGGCCGACCAGATCATCGACGCCAAGCAGAAGGCGATGGCGGCGGGCGTGGCGACGGCCGGGGGGTTCCTCGTGCCGCAGCAGTACGCCAGCGAGATCATCGACGTCCTGCGGGCTCGGACGGTCATGCGCCGGATGGGCGTGCCGACCCTGCAGATGTCCACCGGGACGTTCTCGATCCCGAAGATCACCGCCGGCAGCACGGGCTACTACATCGGCGAGAACACCAACATCACGAAGTCCGAATTGACGACGGGCAACGTGACGTTGACGTTCAAGAAGCTCGCCGCGCTGGTGCCCGTGTCGAACGACCTCCTGCGCTACTCGCAGCCGAGCGCTGACACGATCATCCGCAACGATGTGGTGCGGGCGCTCCAGTCACGCGAGGACCAGGCGTTCATCCGCGACGACGGCATGGCCGGGACGCCGAAGGGTGTGCGTTACGCCCTCGCGCAGGGGACGAACAAGATCACCGTCACCGGGGGCGTGTCGCTGGCGAACGTCACGACCGACCTCGGGCGGCTCATCCTCCTGCTCCAGAATGCCAACATCCCGCTGACCCGCGGGGGCTGGATCTTGGCGCCGCGCTCGCTGCACTACCTCTCGACCGTGCAGAACACGTCGGGCTTCTTCGTGTTCCGTGACGAGATCTTGCGGGGCACGCTCTGGGGCTTCCCGTATGCCACCACGACGACAATCCCACTGACGCTCACGGACAACGGCGGCACGGACGAGTCGGAGGTCTACTTCGGGGACTTCGACGAGGCGATCATTGGCGAGTCGGCAAACCTGATCGTCGACGCCTCGCAGGAAGCCGCCTACTACGACGGCTCCAGCGTGGTTGCCGCCTACTCGCAGGATCAGACGGTGGTCCGGGCGATCATGGAACACGACTTCGCGCTGCGGCGCGACACCTCCTTCGGCGTCCTGGTGGGCGTGCGGTGGGGCGTCTAACTCAGGGAGGAATGATCACATGATCACACGAGATGTCGCTGGCACGTTCTACGTGCCTGCCTTCGACCGGAAGATGTTCGGCTCGTGCGCGGCGACGCGCTACGATCCTTGCTGCGGCTATAACCCGCAGATGTGCGATGGCGTCGGCACGGAGCGGAGCGGCTGGAACGGGCGGATTATCGACCGCCTCGGCCTGCCGGCCCACTTCACGCAGGCGCGCGTGATCGCGCACGCCCTGGCGCGGATCGAGTGCTGCTCGACGGGCACCCTCACCACGGGCTACCGGGGGCAGTATGTCGGCCTCGCGGTCGGCCTCGATCACGCCTGCTCGACCGGGGCGGGCTGGTCGGCGTTCTCGACGGCCTCCTGGAGTGCCGAAATGCCGGCCTACCTGTTGTCGACGGCGACCTCGGAAAACGCCTTCCTGGCGACGGGCTGCACCACGTCGACGAGCGCGAATCCGTGCGCGTTCTGCACGTCGACTGCCGGCGCCCTGGTCACAGCCGCCGCCGTCTTTGACTTGACGGCCGCCAAGCGGTTCGTCCGCGTGGTGGTCACGCCCCGGATCGAGTCCACGGGGTGCTCGATTCAGGTGCCGGTTGAGGCCGGGATCGAGTTCGGCGGCGCGCATCACGCGCCGGCCATCTGGGCGGGGCTGACCGGGAAGCCGATCGTCACCTCGGCCTGTTCGACCAGCACGTAGCGCGTGGCATCAGCGGGCCGTCTGATGACCACCGTCACGTTGCTCAAACGGTTCGCCCAGCGGGGTGGACCCGCCTATAACGTGGGCGAGCGTATCGCACTGGACGATACGCTCGCCGCGTCGCTCCTCACCCAAGGCATCGCGCGGGCGTATGACGCCCCGCCGGTGCATCGCATGATCGTCACGGCCCCGATCGCCAAGGACTTCCCTCCTCCACGAAAGGGCCGGCCGTATGTCAAGTAGCACCGATTTTGCCTTCGTCGCCCCGGGCGCCGTGGGCGTCGACTTCGCGCACCCGCTGACCGTGTCGTATGACCTCGTGCCGCCGCCGTGGGCGGCCTACGGGCCGCGGGATCTGCAGGCGGTGCCTCGGGGCGAGCCGCGGAAGAAGTTCGCCATCTGCGGGTTCGCCAGTTCCTCGCGGCACCGGATGCCGGTCGCCGATCCGACGTGGGAGATCTGGTGCCTGAACCAGTTGTATCGCCACATCCCGCGGGCAGATCGGGAGTTCGACATCCACGAGAAGTACGCGGAAGGCAACGTCGCCGGCACCGATCACCCGCGCTGGCTGCAGGCGTTTCCGGGACCGATCTATCTGGTCGATCCGCCCGAGGATATTCCTACCGGCGTGCGGTATCCCATCGAGCGCATGATCGCCAAGTTTGGCGACTACTACACGTCGACGGTGGCGGCAATGCTCGCCCTGGCGATTGACGAGATCGATCAGCGGATTGCGGCGCGGGGGGATGTCGCGCCGGGGCTTGAGGCACTGCACGCAGCGTATGGCGAATACACCATCGGCATCTTCGGGATCGATTTGGTCGTCGGCACCGAGTATTTCCATCAGAAGGCGTGTGTCGAGTATTACATCGGGCAGGCGTGCGGGCGCGGGATCGTGCTGGCGCTGCCGCCCGAGACGGCGCTCTGCAAACAGGCGTATCGCTACGGCTGGCAGACGGAGCCCGAATCGATCATCAAGGTGTCGGAGATCGAAGCGCGGGTCGCCGGGCTGACCGGGCGCAAGAACAAACTCATCGCGGAACTGCAGACGATCGACGGGGCGCTGCAGGAGTCCGATTTCAACCGGCAGATTTTGGAACTCCGACTGCGCGGCGCCCAGGTGCCGTACCCGTCGGAGACCACGGGCTGATCGGAGGCCTCAGATGGCGGATTGGTGGATGCTGAGCGGCACGACCTCGACGGAGACGGGCGCGGGCGGGCCGGTGATGGTGGGCCAGTCGGCCGAGGTGACGGCGGTCCAGATCGCCTCGTGTGCCGTGCAGACGGCGGAGCTCGGGGCGCTGTCCGTGACCTCGGCGAAACTCGGGGCGCTGTCGGTGACGAGCGAGAAGGCGAGTGCGAACCTGCAGCGGCGGTCGGTGTCCGTCACGGTGGGGTCCACGTCGGGCGCGGGGTTCGCGTCCACGTCGCTCGCGCTCTTCACGGCGCCGGTGCCGATCACGGTGACGGCCATTCGGGTCACGCCGTTGACGGCGTGGAGTTTGGCGACCTGCGGCGAGAACGTGATCTTCTGGTCCTGCGTGTCGGGCGAGATCTCGTCCTACTGCACCAGCAGCACGGGGTTCTGTAAGACCGTGGGCGACGTGCATTCCTGTTTCACGCTGAACTCGACCGGCGTCACGCTGGCGGCCTGCGAGACGGTGCGCCTGAAGGTGGGTGTCGTCGGCACGACCTCGTGCGCGCAGGTGGCGAATGTGCAAATTGATTACGTGACCTCGGGATGAGGAGGACGCGATGAGCGCACAGCGACCCTTAGAATATGCCGTCCAGGTGTGCGGCACGGGGATTATTGAGTGGGGCGGTGGGAAGCAGTTCGGGATGGTCCTGCCGTTCGACGCCACGCAGGTGCTGATCTCCAACGACGGCAGTTTCGATGCCTTCCTCACGCTGGCGTCGACCGCCGCGTCGACGGGCGGGTTCCGGCTGATGGCTGGGGAGCGCCTACAGTTGGCGAACATCAAGACGGGCGTGATCGGGCTGGTGGCGACGGCGACGAGCACGGCCGAATCGTTCCGGATTGCCGCGTGGGCATGGTAAGGGAGGACGCGATGAGAAGGCTGCTCTTGCGGTCGGTGACGGCGGTGGTGACGGCGCTGATCTTGGGCGTCAGCGTGAGCGTGCTGTTGGAGGCGCAGCCGCCGAATCTGACCTCGGCGACGTTCCGCACGATTACATTGACGCAGGTGACGGCGCCGACGGTGACGACGAACAAGCTCTACAACGTGGGCGGGACGCTGACGTGGAACGGGGCGGCGATTACGGGGGTGAGCTTCCCCATCACGGCCCCGAACGCGGGTGCCCTCCGCACCGGCACGACGGCGGGGGATACGGTACTCGGGCAGGCGTATAACAATACGACCTCCACGTACAACACCCTGCTCACGCTCACGGCGGGGACGACGCCGAGTATGACGGTGAGCCATCCAAGCGCCGCGAGCCTCATTGTCAACACCCTGTCAACAAACAGCGATGGCGCGACTATTCAGTTCTACTCCAATACGGGAGCAACACAGAAAAGCGGGCTAATTAACATCGACAACACTGGACAAATGTTCCTCCGTAGTTCTTCGGCACAAATGTTCATTGACGGATTCCTC